CCGTCTTTTTAACTTGATTATTATTTACTGAATGGATTATAAGCGCCATTAACGTCACCAGAAACTAAATCATAAGTGATAAGACGATAATTAACGATTGCGCCTGTTGCTGATTTTCTTTCGATAATTAAAATTTGAGTTTCCGACAGATTGATTAATTGTTGAGTTTCAGAAATATATACAGCTGGTTTACGAATTTTATCTGTTTTTTCAATTTTTCCTTCATCTTCAAGAATATGAACCAAATCCCACGCTAAGTTTTGACCTTCGTTTGCTTGTTTGATAACTTCTGCTTTTTTCATTTTTGTTTCCTCACTTATTTTTCACATTGTGCTTTTTACAAGAATTTTAACAAATTGTTTTCGATAAGGCTAGCTAAAGCTAATCGCTTGTTGCCTTTATTTTCAAAATCGACGTAAATTGTGGCAAGTTCAATCTTATCAAGATTTTCAACTTTTATAATCTTTCCCTTTCCAAAATTTTTGTGTTCAATGATTGTTTCAGGAACTAACTCTTTGTGATTTTTAAGCCATTCTTGACATTTTTGGTTAGCTTGTCTTTGCCTTCTAGCTTCTTGAATAAGTTTCCCTTGGTAATAAGTACGTTTGAAATCTGAAAAGTTTAAATCAGAACGTCTAACAGCTTTACCAAGCGTTAGCATGAATTCGATAGCTTGTAAAATTACTTCATCAGAAGCATTTCGACTATCAATTTGACCATCTACAGCATCACCATACACACCATAGAAATGACCATTTTCTTCGTCTGTTAAGCCGTAAATATCCATGATATTATTTGTGTCTCTGTTGCAATAAACTGCGCCTTTATCGTCTACGATTGCATATTGTACTTCGTTGTTTTTGATTTGTTCAAGTAATTCTGTTGCATTCATTATTTTTCCCTCACGTTCGTTTGCATATTGTGTAAGCTTAATAGCATTTTCAAAACTCATTTTTTCAAGTGGTGTTTTTCCAGTCGTCCAACGACTAATTGTGGTTTCACCAATTCCAGTCGCTTTTGAAATTCGATAAGCAGTGGTTGTTTCTAATAGTTTTTTGATTTTATCTAAATCAGCAATAGTCATTTTTTATCTCCTGCGTACAACGCAATAAAAATAGCTAGCATTGCAATAATAATTAATTTCATTTGATTTTTGCCCTCTCATATCATATAATAAAGGCAAGGAGAGCTTTCGCTCTCTTTGCTATTCAGCGATTATCGTTTCCGCATTGGATATTTTGGAGCGATTTTCGCTTTTTTCTTTTGCTCTTGTTTTAGTGAAAGCCAAGAGCGAGCTTCCTTAGAGATTGCTACTAGAATACCAGTTGCAACCGTGGCTCTTGCGAGCCATTCATCTAAGTGATTCATTTGTTTCACCCCCTTTCCTTATCTTGATTATATTATACTACATTACAATGCAGTAATCAACCTTTTTTATAAACTTTTTTGATATTTTTTTAAAATTTTCAGTCCGTTAAAACGGACTTTTTTCATTTTTGTGGTTATAACGGCAATAAAAAAAGAGCTAGCTTACGCTAGCCCGTATCTCGTATTAATGTAAGACCTCTCAACTACTTATGTGTTTATTATACCATAAACGTGCATGACTGCCAATTTTCCCGACATCGGGAAAATTAAAAAAAGCCCCTAGCTTTTTAGCTAGGGGTGTTAAAGTATTCGCTTATTTAATTATATCAAATTTACTTGTAATAATTGACTAAATCGTCCTTGTCACGACAAGAAAGCCAAACTGTACCGAATTGACCGAAATCGAACTTACGCCAGTAATAGCCACCATAATAGCCACCCTCGCCAGTATCCGCAATATGCGCTTCGTCTAGTTCAAAGCTAAAGTACATGCCAGCTTTGAAATCTTTGTCTGCACCGTCAGTCACATTGTTTCCGTCTTCGTCAACCCAGTTAACAAGACCAACAGGAATGCCGTTATCAGTCCAATCAAAACCGACAGGCGCTAAGTAGTCGCATTTGATTTGGTAAATGCCATTTACAAAAGCTACTTGGTTAGCTAGATAGTAAGCTTTGCTATCTGGTTTACGACCACCAGAAACTACTGTGTTAGGCTGTGTAGCTGTAGAACCACTAAAGCGCCAAGCTTCCACATACGTAGGTTTAGAGCTGTTATAATAGCTATTCCAGTTATGACTTGATACCGCTGTACCTGCTTGTCCGCCAGTTGAATAGTCAACGCTGATAAACGTATTTGCGTCCTCTAGCACTCCGACGTGACCGCCAGCACCACCAGATTGCGACATATCAGCGCCCCATGACATCATAACAATATCCCCACGTTGTCCGTTCCAGTCGGTATTCTTAGACACACGATAGAAGCCGTTTTTAGCCAGCTGTGAGCCTAAAGTTACTGTTGACGGTAAACCAACAATAGGTACTCCTGCTTCTTTCAAAGCTTGCGAGATTGACCCTGAACAGTCCGCTGTACCGTCTGAACCGTTTCGACTTCCATACATTGAATAAGTGAGTTTTCCTCGACGACTTTCAAACCAATTGATTAAAACATCTGTATTCATTTATTTTCTCCTTTCCAGCTGTCATTCATTTCTTTAACTGCTGATTCAATAAACATTTCTAGCTGACTATCCGTCAAATAAATATTGTATTGCTCTAACGCTTTCTTGACTTTCGTCTTAGCAGCAGTTAGCTTCTGCTCACTATCTGTGTATTCGTCTGTAATCTGTTCTACTGCATTAACAGCATTCTTTGCTACGATTTCGACGATACGCAAAGCTTTTTCTCCACCCTCTTTAAAGAGATAGTCTTTTATCGTCTTAACGATAAAACCAACGAAACCAGTCAAAATAAGCATAATACCTTGTAAAATTACATCATTCATTCTCTTACTCCTTTAAAACATCTGTGTATTTCTAACAACATCTTCCAAACCGTCAACCTTTTCTTGCAAAACCGATATGTCTTTGCGTGTCTCTAGCGAAAGATTGTTAACAGCTTCCGTCAATCTAGCCATTTGTTGTTGATTTTCGGTAGCTATGCGATTATTGGAAGCTAACAACTCCTTGTTGGTTTCTTGGAAGCCAGTCACTAACTTCTTGATGACCCAAATCATACCGCTGATTAAAAGCAAGATGACTAAGATAATAGCTATAGCTAAAACTCCGCCAACTTTATCAATCGTCCAAGTTGCTCTCATGGCTTCGTGAATAATATCTTGTCCCACCATAAGCCCCTCTACTTTCTAAGCTTATTCAGCAACATCTTCTTTTGTCAGCTCTTCTAACAGCTCATCATCTTCGACCATTAGAGCGATTTGCGCTTTGACTTTTGCTCTGAAAATTTTCGGTACTTTTGAGTATTGATAGTTTCCAGAAATTACATTGATTGCGAATAACATTGTTGTACTACTTACTTTTGCCATTTTAAATTCCATCCTTTTCTATTTTTATGCGCTAAATTCTTCTGTCAAAATACCTTTTTCGCACAATTGCGAAACAACATCTAATAGCGTAGCTTGTGCTATTTCAGAGTTCTCCTTGTGCTTTTCAAGGTCTGCTGTGATTTCAGCAAACTTCTCGTTTTCGTACTTATCACGAAAATTCTCTTGATACACTACTGCAAGAGCTAACTCTTCTAGCTCGCTGTTTGATAAGCTGATTTTGTCAGCTGGAAGCATGACGGGATAGTATGCGCCCTCGTCATTCGTCAAAGTGACTTTCGTACCTTTAACTGTGCCGTCAGTTTCAAACTCTTGTGATTTTGAACCAAATTTTAGTTTCATGTTTTCTCCTTTCTATCCTGGAAATGGGTCTGTGGTAATCCACGTAATAGAACCACCAAACCACAACGGACTTGCCGTTAGTTTGATACGTCCCGTTATTGCTCCACTTGGACTATATTTCAGTCGTGCGTAAGAGTCGTTAAAACGTACACCAGAACTTTCAGCTGTGATTTCTAAAATCATTGGTGTAACAGGTCTCCACCCGCTTGGGATAGTTTCGCTTGCTGTGCCGTCCCACGCAAGATTGCTTGAATACGTACGATCAATTGTGCCAGTCACAATATTCCCAGAGCGAGCACAGCTTAAAGCAAAACCGTACGGACCAGGTATAGTCGCTGTATACACCTTAGATTGATTAACCGCTGTAAATTGAGCTACTGTGTTCTGAATTGCATATTGTTTCCACGCTTTCCACGAATTGTTTGATTTAACGCGGAAAGCTGACACATTTCCCGTATAGTCAATTGATTCTTGGACTATCCAACTTGTGCCTTCGTGCCGGCTCACTCTAATGTAACTCCAGCCTGCTTCGATAGGAGCATTTACTAAGTTGTATCCACGATAGAAGCCTGATTCTGTGATTGTGTTTAAGTCTGTTCCATTTTTCGGTATCAGAATAGCACTACCGTCATTAGCAGAAAGGTGATGATGTTGAATGTCCTTGTTCTTATATTTAAACACCCAATCACTATCAACAGCGTTTGTGTTTTCTGGGTATTTCCCAAAACTGACAGCTGTTTCAGCCATACCCATCACCATTTTTTCTGGTGAAACAGGTGGTGCTTTAACTGTACCTGAACTTGTCAAGGCATCTTCGAGCACACCATAGACTTCATACGATTTCCCAATGTCAAACGTTCCACTAAGTGTAGCCTTTGAGTTAGTCAGCGTGTTAGTGACCTTGTCGTTAACCCCTGCGCCTGTGTCAGCCGTGTAGGTGGTTGACCCAAACGGCGCTGTTTTAAAGCTAAGCTTAAAGCTGTTCTTTTGCACGTTGCCGATTTTGAGTGGTGCTATCTTAGCTGTTCGACTAACGACAATCTTATCTGATGATTGGTTAGTATCACCACGAACGGCGGTAAAGGTCAGCGTTGGCAAGAAATACTCTAAAACCGTGATGTTGGTCGTAACAGCATTACTAGAACGTCCACGACTATCAGTAACCCACGCTTTGACCTGTGCTGAACCATTCCACTTCATCAGCCCTAGATTGCCATTATTAGCGTTGGTAGACTGATTCTTGTTAACAATTTCAGCGTGATAGCCTGTGATTGTAGAATCTTGCACACCAGTAGCGCTGTTAAACGCTACTTTAATGTCTGACACGATTTCAGCAAACGTATTAGCTGTATTTAGCAAGTTCTTAACTGCTGTATTGCTATCTGTTAGCGTAATACTGCCAAGCGTTGGTTTCATGCTTGTTGGGACATTCAAGGTTAAAATACAATTGGTTTGACCGATTTTAGTAGAGCCACTATAAGTCTCTAGAACAATTTGACCCCAATCGCTTGTCTTATTTGGCATAGCTGTCGCAAGACTTAAAGGAGGTGTCCATGAGCACGACGTACCAACATCAGTCGCAATAGTTCCAGATAGTTCCCCAAACTCATACTTGAGATTGTGGGTATAGCTACTGTCTTTACGACTAATATCGAGTGTCATTGGGCTTCCGAGTGTGCCAGTTACGTCGCTGATTGTACTAGCTCGCTTAATCTGTGGAAGTGGTATAGATAAACTAACAGTAGATGAGCCATAACCGCCAGTATTAACATCAACTTTAAAACTGATGTTAACTGTCTCATTTCCGTTTTCGTCATGGTTAACGACGTAATCTTTACCAAAAATAAGTAGAGATGAGTTCGTGCCAATATTGACACTAGCGTTAACGATTTCACTGCCACCATCAACATGGATAGTCATCGGTGCGGTCACACCCCAAACAGAAGCATAGCCATTCGTTCTCAAACGAGCTTGTAGATTGACTGTTGACCTGTTATTGACCGTGTCTTGTCTGTTCCAGTCAGACCAGACTTCCAACGTCATATTATGTCCGTATTGCCCACTAAATTGAGCTGTTGCCATAAATCCTCCTTTCGTTATTTAACAAAGTATGTCGCATTGACATACTCATTTTTGGGATGAGCACGGGTAATGTAGTGTCCTAATTGCAAAGACATTGTAAATACACCGTTATCAATGTGGAGCATTCTTTGACTGATGTAAGCCACCTCTGAACCACCACTTTGGAATGAAATGCGGCCTGGTGTGACAACGACTTTTGTTGTGCTGTCATTCTTACCAATAATCATTCCGCCATTACCTTGGGTGATGTACGTGTCTATGAACTGCAATTTTTGAGAGTATTCCATAATTGGCTCAATGTCTTTGACACGTTCTTCAATAGCTTTCGTTATCTCAATAATCTTTTGACGACCGTCTAGGTCTTCTTTTTTTAGATTATTAACAAAAGTTTCAAGTTCTGACACTTGCTCCAAAGTAGCTTTTGCCTTTAGCTCTACTTCCATCTGCAATCGCTTAGCTTCTAACGCATTCAGTTGCTCTTGCGTGAGTGCGCTGTCTGCTTTGCTGTCGATGTCAGCTTGGACGTCCTCTGGTGCCCATACATGACCAGTAGCAACATTTCCAAACTGCACCATGACACCAGTTACCCAGACATTCCCACTTTTAGCACCTTCGAGGTTAAATCTAATAATAGTTTTAAGCTGGTCGTATGACTTGTTAGCAGCATAGTCGTATGTGTACGTTATGTACTTCCAATCAGATGTTCCGGTGAAATTTCCTAAAGTTGTATACTGTGTATTTGAAGTTGCGCCAGTCGAGCTGTTTTTCAGAAGCATTGCGTGTTTAAAGCAGTTAAACATGTTCCAGCTGTTCGCACCTTGAACAACGTTCTCGTATTTCACCCAAGCGCTGAAAGTAACTTTCTGATAAAGTCTAGAGCTGAAATCTGGTTCTATGTTAAAAGCTAGTTCTTTATTGTTTGGAATACGATAACACTTCTTCTGACCTGTGATGTGGTTGTCTGGCAATATTTCCTCTACGAAACCACCAGTAGCCTTTGATTGAATCCAGAGATTACGCCCACTAACTTCAACAGTTCCAACCATATCAACCCACTTATACTTCGTTGGGTCTGTACTGTCAGCTTGCGTGTAGTCGGTGTAAGTACCTAAATAGCGCTTATTATCAGTATTTGACGTGCTGAAATCTTTCTTACCGTCTGCGCTATTGGCATACGCAATGTGTAAGTATGGTGTCTTACCGTCAGCTCCAGCTTTACCAGCAATACCTTGCGCACCTTTGTCTCCTTTGTCACCTTTCCACTTGCTCCACTTGTACTTCGTCGGGTCGTTGCTGTCTGTGGCGTTGAAATCTACGTACATACCGATATAAGCTTTGGTTTGGTCGGTCTGGCTAAATCCGCCACCCGTGGCATTGTCAGCGTAAGCAATATGCGTGTACTGCGTTTTACCGTCAGCGCCTTTGACCCCTTGGATTCCTTGGTCTCCTTTAGGACCTTGCAAACCTTGGATACCTTGCGGACCACGTTCGCCCTTGTCTCCCTTATCACCTTTGTCGCCTTTGTCTCCTTTTAAACGGCTCCAAGTGTAAGCAGAGTATGTCGTACTATCAGCAGAATTATAATCAGTTAGTGTTCCGACATAGAGAGCACCAGAGAAATAAGTAGTGCTAAAGTTGGTCTTTCCGTCTGCGCTATTTGCGTATGCAAAGTGAATATAGCTTGTCTTTCCATCAGTACCTTTAGGCCCTTGAACACCTTGTGCACCATCTTCACCTTGCCACTTAGACCATGTATAAGCGCTTGCTTTATTACTGTCATTAGGGTTGTAGTCAGTGTAAACACCAATATAAGCGTTAGGCGTATCTGTGATTTGACTATCCTTAGGTATTGGGACTGGCGAGTATTTAATGTGAATGTAACTTGTCTTTCCATCGGCGCCTTTCGGACCTTGTGCACCCGTTGCACCAGTAGCACCAGCGATTCCTTGTTCGCCTTTTGGTCCTCGTGGTCCAGTCTCACCTTTATCTCCCTTATCGCCTTTAGCACCAGTCTCACCCATTTTTGCAACAGAATAGCCAGTCTCGCTAGTATTGTCCGTGTACGTCCAAACAGTCTTAGTCCAAAGAAAGTTACCAGCTGAAACGCTTGGAATAGAACTAGACCAGCCACTTGTAGGCTTAGTTGTGCCACTTGTTGAACTTGCGTAAGTGATAGTTGTTGACTTGATACCTACACCGTCCTTACCAGCAATACCGTCGCTTCCGTCGTTACCATCTTTTGCGATGTAAGTCTTCTGATAACCAGTTTCAGATGTGTTGTTGGTGTACGTCCAAACCGTCTTAGTCCACAAGTATTTGCCTTTCGTCAATGTTGGCACTTGGGCTGTCCAACTCGTTGGCTGTGTGGTTTCAGATGTGCTTAATCCGTAAGTGACGACTGTTGATTTTAAACCTACGCCATCTTTACCGGGCAAACCGTCGTTACCATTCTTACCGTCAGCACCATCGTTGACATTAGTCAGCGTGATTTCAGTCGTTGCTACTTCGTTGTTGCCGATATAGGCAGATACGGTTAAAACAGCAGTATCTTTGATAGTGCTAGCTTTAGCAAGGTACTGCATGGCAACAGTAACGTTTCCGTCAAGAGCCCAGCGCCAAGTGACGTCAGAAGTGATTTCTTTCTCGCCTTTAAACACTCTAGCTTTAAACGTACTCGTTCCAGTCGAATTTTTAAAAACAGTCCCATTGTCGCTAGAAACTTTAATTGTGTAGGGTATTGAAGCTTCTAGTAATTCATTAACTCGTTTTTGCAACTCGTCAGCAATCTGACTGTATTTACGTTCAAAATTAATAAACGTTGACTTCGTCACTTTACCTGTCAAGATGTCATCTTCAAGTTCAGACACCCGAGCTTGTACATAGAGTGCTGGTTCAAAGTGCTTGTCATCAATCAATGTTTGAGTGTCGCCAATACCAGCATCTATAGCACCTTCGACTTCGTAGGTGATTTCTGGTAAAGATTTCTTTTGAATTTCGCTGTACAGATAACCCCAAAGCGCTTCTTCGGTCTCATACTGTGTTTCACCCAAATCTTCAACAATCCAATTGTCATTTGAGCCTTTGCCAACAGACGGAAAACGGTCACGAGATTGTGGCGCATAGACTGTCATACCGCTTGAGTAATAGAGTAGCTCTTTATTGTTGTCGTAAATTTTTTTATTAAGACCGTCAATAGTTAGGCCGTCTTTACCAGTTGCTCGAACAGCAGTCTTTAACTCTTTGATATTATCGCTGTAGTTGATGACTTTAAGCTCTTTGCCAACTCTTACAGGTTGACTGAGCTTGTTTGTGCCAAGATTGCCTTTTTTAAAGATATTCAGCACTTGACGTTTAAGTGAGTAATCGTCATTGAGTTCTACGTTAAAGTCAAGTTCAGCATCAAAGCTGTTTGCAACAGAAAAAAGACGTGCCAGAATCGTGTCTGTGCCCGTCCATTCCAATTTGATTCGCTTGTCAGCTACTTCGTTAACGCCGATTGTTAAAGCGTGCTCAGGGTCATAATAAGCCACATATTCAGCAATTGACATGGCATTCGCTGGCTTATGTTCGCCACGAGTTTCATTGTTCAATTCAAGACCAAGCGAATAAGCGGTCAATTCGACTTCGAAACCTTTCTTCTCGAAGTTCATGACATTAAGCCAATAGTCGCGATTCTTATAACGAAAAGCAAGCTTACAGCCAGAACGAATACTGTCAATGTCTTTTGAGTTGTATTTAAGCGTTAAAATACTTGCTGAACCTGCTAAGAAGCGTTGCAAATTAGCACTCTTATATTTGATTCCTGCTTTATTATCAAAAAAAGCCAAATTGTGGCTATCTGTTGAATCACGAATCGCAATACGTACATTATTTCTTGTCAAATGTAAACCTCCTGTATTGTCGCTGTGGCAGAAGTAATTTCCGCAAAGCTAGAAAGTATTAACTGCACCTTTGTTTTCCCCGGTGGCACTTTAAAATAAGTCGTTCCCAAAACTTCGTCGTCTAAACGAATTTGATTATTGACTTTGATTTGCCCTTTCTCACCGTCAATATTAATGACTGAACCGCTTGAATAGCGATTAGGAACGTCTTTCCAATAATCAACATGCAATTCTTGAAAAGTAAAATCGTTTAAATAATGATGTGTCACTTTTCTGTCTGTCGTGTTTCGACCTGCATACTGTCCGACGAAAAACTGAATTTTCTTCGCTTTGACGTTTGCCAAACGAGAATCATAGTACGGATAGTAGCCACCGTACCAGAAAAATTGCACACGGTCTTTCTCTTTGACTAAGTCGAACATGTTGCGATTTTGGTCGCGACCTTCTGTGCCGTATGGGTTTGGTGGCACCCAGTATGACGGTGTGAATGAAATCGTCTTAACTGTACGACTACCACCCGAACCGTCACCCATTAAGAAACGGACATTTGCAGTATTACCAACTGCGTCGTCTTTCTCAATTGCCATGCCAGCGATTAGATGATTACTTTCATCTAGCACCGTTAAGCACCAAGCGCCAGTTTGCCCCATCAATCCAGTTTCAAACCAAGCTCTAGCCCAGATATACCATTGAGAGATAGGATTACTTAGCGTGTATTCCTTAACCGCTCCATACTGATAAGCACCAGATGTACCACTTGTTGTAAATGAATTTGGCAACAAACCAAGACGACCGCCGAACGAAGTATCAGCGGTCATTTGAGTTGTAATGATTTTGTTTGTATTTTCATAATTCTTAGTGCCGTCAGTCCAATTGGCAAAGTTACCAGCTTGATTACTAACAACCGTCACATTCTTTCTATCCATATAACCATCTGATTCATCGTACTTACCAAATTGCATAGCGCCATACTCACTAACAATGCCAACGAAACCAGACTCTTTTTTGAGCTTGATTTCGTAGCTAACAGCGACCTCTTCGCTTCCTTCGTTGATGATTTCAGCTTCAAGCGTACCTTGTTCATTTTTGGCGAATTCGAATTCCTTGACAATTTCAGTATGCGCTAGTCCGTCTGGGATAAAGAACTCTATGGTCGTTTCGTCATACCAATCAGAAATCCCTTTAAGTTCAATATCTCCTTTTGGAAGAGCCATATAGAATCTATTGGGTTCATCAGGTAGTTCTAACTTATATGCTTCTTTTGCTCGAAGAAGCATCGCAATGCGTTCTCTTAAAGCGTTTAAGTTTCTAGTGTTGATTCCAGAATACTCAATTGTATCAACGAATTCCTTTGGTGATATAGAGCGAGAAGCCAAAGCGACTTTTACTTTAATAATCTTAGCTCCATAAGAAACATTTTTAAGCTCAACTCCTGTATCGAACAAGTCATCTGTCGTTAACGAGCGCTCATTTCCAACAGTTCGTTGAATTTCTAAAACATTCAAAAAAGGTGTTAAATCAACACCTTTGAATGTAAAATTAGCCATTATTTCCTAACCCCCAAACTAAATTTCTAACTTCTTGTTTTCTACTCTGATAATCGCTGATATCATCACCAGTCGCACGAGCAAATTCTCTACCGTCAATATTGAGGACGGTATCACGAGAAGCTATTGATTTAATTGTGTCAAGTGCTTCTCTAATAGTATCCAGTTTTGCATCATCTTGATTGCGATAAGTAATTTCAATATCATTTGAAAATCTACCGCCATCAAAATCATAGACTGCTTTACTACTCATCATGTCTGATACTTGCGCATTAAAGTTATCAATGCTATCAAACATTGAGTCCATAGCGTTATCAACATACTTTTGCGAACGTTCAATACCTACTGCTACCCCTTGACCGATGTATATACCGACATTGTCACGGAATAAGCGTGATGGTGAGTGGATTTTGGCTTTAGCTTGCGCTGCTCTTTCAGCTTGAGCAACTAACGCATTAGCAGCAGCTGTCACAGACCCAAGAGAAGCCATCATACCGCTTGCTAAACCTTGACCGATATAGACACCAATCGAACGCATTGAACTAACACCAGACATCCCAGCAGAGCGTACAGCAGACATGAGCGCATTCATTGCACTTGTTGCTCTACCCACACCGCTTGAAATACCTTGTGCGATATTTTGCGATGTCTGCTGACCGATAATACGCCCTTGATTCTTCATTTGATTACCAATCGAAATCATAATCGTTAAGATAGCTTGCATTGACGATTGAACTTGTGCACGCATTGAGTTGAATGCTGTAATGACAGCTTGTGTTGCTGAAATGATTGAGCGCATTTGAGATGCTGAACTTGATACACTAGCACCAACACTAGCAAAACCACTAGAAATTGATGATAGAGCACCGCCTAAAGCGCCTACTCTGCTAGCTAGCACTCCGAATGATGCCCCAGCTGCACTTGTTGCTACACTTATTGATAAGATACGTGTATTAAATGCGCTGATTAAACCACCGATAATTGCAAAGCTCGTCGTGATAACCATTGCTCTAGCACCAAACATTGCAAAGCCTGCTGTAGCTGATATAATCGCTGGTGTTAATGTCATGATTTGTGCTTTGAAAGCTGCAATCGGTGCATTGACACCAGATAAGCCAGCAACACCAGAAATAGCTTGTGTAGTGAATGTTTGAAAGCTTGCACCAGCGGTTGTCATAGCCATTGGTAATTGTGTTAAGTTGGTTTGAAGTGTAGTAATTGCTGTTCCAAACATTGTAAGAGACGTTAATGCAAGAACTGAACTTGTAGCAAACAAAGCCATACCTATACCAACTTGTGTCATGGCTGTGCCAAGAGTTGACATTCCACTTGCGTGACTTGCCATATCACCGAGACCTGTTGCTACAGCTCCTAGAGTAAATGTTAAATCACCAAGTTTCATATCAACGAGGATTTTAATACCTTGCGCCATCTGCTTAACACCTTTACCAGCGTTAAGAGCAGCATTACCCATTGAGTCAAAAATACCTGCAACACCATCCAAAACATTGCGAACTGAGTCACCAAAGCTTGTAATAACGCCAGATGCGCTATCAAGAATATTGCTGATTTGTTCACCAAGCGTTTTAAACAAGTTTGCGATTGAGTCAATGATTGGACTGATTTGGCTGATGAGATTGTTAAAAGCTTCTACGATTTGAGATAGCACAGGAGCAACCGCAACCACCATTTCAGTAATTGCGGGAATGAATGGAGAAAGTGCTTGTATGATTTGAACAATCGCATTAGAAACTACTGTCACAATCTGAACGAAAGCACTACTGATAATTCCAACGATTGGTGTGATAGCTGTAGCAATTTGAGAAATCGCCGAACCAAGCGCTGTAATAATTGGCGGAAGTGTGCCAAGAATTGATGTGAAAGCATCGCCTAAAGCTGTGATAGCTGGTGCTGTTGCACCGATGGCTACACCGACTGCCACTACCAAAGGCGCTAGGTTAGCTAATGCACTTGTGACAATTGGCAATACACCAGAAACTGTTACAATTGCTTGAGCGAAAGCACCAATAATTGCTGCAGCTACTGTTGCAAAAGCTGTACCCAACGCTTGTATAATCACAGATACACCTGCGCTGTGTTCAGCCAATAAAGATAGCGAGGCAACAATAATGCCAATTCCAGCACCGATTCCAACCGCTGCAATACCTATTGATGCACCGAACGAAAGCAATGTTGCGGGATTTAATCCTTTTAGCCCTTGCATCAAGCCTTTTAGTGCTGCACCTACGCCTTTTCCAAAACCTTCAAAAGTCTTACCTAAACCTGTAAGAGTCTTGCCTATACCATCAAAGGTAGACTTAAAAACTGCACTCAGACCTTTTCCAAAACTTTCAAAGAATTTACCGAAACTTTTAGTAAGATTAGATAAACCATTAAATAGTTGAGAAATCGTACTTTTAGAACGTTTTACGCTGTCTGTTGCCCCATCCATACCTTCTTCAGCATTTTTTCTAAAAAGTTTGAATGGGTTAAACGATTTGATAAAGTCCAAACCTTTCATTCCAGTAGAAACTAATTTTGTTCCTGCCGAAAAAGCTAAAAGTCCAGCGATACCACCAACTAGAACATTGGTAAATCCTTGGACAATGCTTGGGTCTAATCTTGAAATAAAATCAGCAATAGCTTGTACGACTTGTGCAATGACTTTAGCAACATTACCAATGACTGTTCCCAATGTCGACCAAATAGATGCTTCACCAACTGCATAAATCAATGTCGTGTACGCCGTAATAACACTATCAATCGCAAATTTGATTTGTTGCATAGCGCCAGTATCCGCAAATGCATTGATGAATTTTTTAACAATGCTAGCTCCAGTAGCTACTGTTCCAATTAGTGCTGAAACTGCATTGCTTAGTGTATAAACCCACGACCATCCACCGCCTGCAACACCAGAGAAAGCCGAAGTTAGAGCACCTACAGCACCCTTGACTTCATCTATCGCTCCTTTGAAGTTGATAACAAACAATGGATTGAAAAACATTTTCATCGCTGTTTGAGCCTTAGAAAACATACCTTCTATATCAATAGAATCAAGGGTTTTTCCGAGATTGTCAGCGATTTTACCAAAGTCGATATTATCCAAAGCATCCGTGAGAGCTACTACTGCCTTGATACCAAATTGATTAAGTTTTTCAAAAGCTGGCATAAGCTTATTGGATAACGTTTCTTTCGCACCATCGATGGCTTGGTCGACAGTTTTAAATTCTGTTGCCATTTTTTGGAAAGCTTCAGAATTACCTGCACGGTTCATGGCATCAAAAAATTCTTCTGTATTAACTTTTCCGTCTTGAACAGCAGCTACTAATTCATCAGTTGACATGCCCATTTCTTTTGCAACAGCCGCCATACCAGCAGGCGCTTGTTCCATCATGATTTTAAAATCCATCCATGCGATTTTAGGCTTGCTTGCCATCTGCGTGGCTTGCATAGAGATAGATTTCATGGCTTGTGCTGGATTTTCTGCTGATGCCGCTAAGCCACCAAAAGCTTTAACCAAGCTACCAACGTTTTTAGTACCAACTGCATCAAGTTGAGAGTAGGTACTTGCCATATCAGAAGCTGAATAAATGGTTTGGGTCGCAAAATCTTGCATCTCAGATTTAGCAGCAGCTATTTGTTCGCTTGAACGACCAAAAGCTTGTAAGTTACCCTCGAATGTTTTCCAAGCTTTTTGAGAGCTATTTAATTCCGTCCCCATACTACGTATACCGCCAGAAATAGCACTTATTCCAGAAGTTAAAGCACTACTAACAAGATTAGCGCCTAAAACACTTTTAAACATTGACCCAGTTTTAGCAGCCATGCTAGATAAACCAGATACTGATTTTTGAGCGTTTTTAAAAGCGTTAGAAAATCCACTATCATTCGCCTTCAGGACAGCTTCAACAGTGTATGAATTATTGCTCATTTTTACCTCCTTCCCTTAAAAATTGTTGTCTACGTTTTGCGATAGCTAGCAATTCACTATTTACAGGAGGTCCGTACCCACCACCTAAAATTGCATTTCTATGTTTAGCTTCATCGTAAAAATCATTGAATTTTTCAAACAAATATTTCTTGCCGCTCTTATCTGGAGCTTTCACTACTCTAGTTAGATAAGCTTGTAAATATATTTCCTGTTCCTTATCCAAACGTTGCATGAGATAGCCACGTTTTCTGACGTTGAATTCTTCAATAGTCATTCGTTTAGCTTCAACTATTGAGTTGATACCATACAAGCCAAGCGCCATTGCTAGCATATCTTCGTAGACTTCTTTTGAAGTAGCTATAGAGGTAGTTTGCCTCTTTACGCCGTCATTGCTTTTAGCACTTTTGCGACTTTTGATTTCGTCAATGGTGCAGTTTTCAACGTAGATAAAAAATCATCAAACACTTTGTCCAAATCTTCTTGCTCTTCAAGCCATTTCTCAATATCAGCCACGCTCGGAATTGTTTTAGCGGTATGTGTTGCTGCCAAAATAATATCTTCTAGAATAACCGGGTTATTATCTTTCAAATAAACAACAGCACTATTAATTCCCATACCAAAAGAAACACCATTACCATTAACTTCATAGCGTTTATCCATTTCACGAATAAAATCAATTCCAAAATGCAAGTCGTGTTTTTTACCGTTAATTTCAATTTGTTTCATCAGTTTTTCTCCTAATCCATAAAAAATAAAAAGAAGGGTGATTTATCCCTTCTTAAAAATCACAACAAAGAACAAAGCATTACTCAGAATCAGAAGCTGTTGTATCCTTGAATGCGTAATTAATTTCTTCAACTTGATTGGCTGTTAGTGTAGCATAGCCTTCGACTGGTTTTCCTTCAATTGTCATTTCAGTTGACAATGTTTCTAAATCTTCGACATTATCAGGAACTTCCCAACTTGACAGAGCGCCTTGAGCATAAAGCGCAGGGTATTTTTCACTTTGTTTTTCTCCCGCAAGGTCAATTTCCCAAACTTCAAGTTTTTCACCGTCCACGACAGATTTTTTAAGCATTTTGTTGACGTCATCACGGCTTGTCACAGCTTCAATTGACAATGTGACTTCTAAGCCGCCATCTTTAACAATAGCTCCGTCTTTTGTTTTTTCAGAATCCGTTGAACGTTCATACTTCCATGTATGCTCTGTTTGTAAAGCGAGTTTAGCCGCTGCTGTTTTATCCCCTAATTTTCTGAACATCAAAATTTTATTTTTACCAAAATTAGCCATAATTTCCTCCTAATGAAATTTAAATTTTAAATCCAGAATGCCGTGATAAAGCAATTCTGGTGTTGAATTATCTTTTATAATCTGTGTTGAACTAGACAAATCCATTGCCCACTGTGTGTTCCCAATCTGCCTGATTTTAGAAAACTCATTCATTAGTTTTCCAATCCAATCAGATACCAATTTTCTGTCATCAGCTGTACCCCACACGTCAACTTGAGCCGATACAGCACCAAGTAAGTAAGATTTTGTGGGTTGCGGCACAATTTGAGTGTATGAAATAACCATAAAAGGATAAGGTGTACCATCTTCTGGCAAGAATGGATAAGCAGTAAGTCCTAAAGCTGTTGAGCGTTTAATCAATTCATCATGAATTTGTTGGTCTGGTTGTTTATTTAGCAATACCTGCCCTCCTTAAATCATTGATAAATTTAGGTTGCACCACATCCAAAGCAGGCTTCACGAATGGTTGCGCATCCATGAAACGCGTACCTTTTTCTAGATATCCAGAATAATCTGTGCCTGCTGTTACTTTAGCAGCGAAGCCACCGTCTGTAATTTCAAGCTTGATACTTCGTTTCGTTGCACCAGTAGCATATCCATGAGTAAACACCGCGTTAGATTGTGCTTTCTTTTGAAGGTCTGCTCCGTGTTTTTGTACAGCTGCTTTATGAGCTTTCATATTAGCTGCCGTTTGCAACGCTCTAAGTAATATGTCGTCCCCTTTTATTTCAACTTGAGCCATGATTTACCTCGCTTACGTAAAAAACAGTTAGTCTGTTTGCATGTTTTGGGTTATCCACAATAGAAAAAGGCTGACCGTCTATTAAAAGACTGTCAACCTTATCTTTGCAGTTCCTAACTCTAACAACCGTAGTAGCTTCTTTTAACTTATCCCCAAGTAGACTCTGTAATTTGGCACTAATTGGACCAATATTAGCAGGCACAACCTTTTCAGTTGTACCTCCACCAACCATTTTTCCTAATTCCGTGTCATAATACGGTTTTTCTTTTGATTTGAGGATAAGTGTGACACGTTTATCAAATCTCATAATGCCTTAAACCCCGCTTGGAAATCGCTAGCAAATTGCCTGTGGATAACTTTGTCATATTCTGCAAAATCATCCAATTCAAAAGCCATGCTAAGCCCTTCTACAGTTTGTGAGGACATACCTTCTGAACCAATGCGATTAAATCGCTTAACCATCACTTCTACAATGATGTAGTTTAGATTTTCTGGTATGTTGTCTTGTTTTGAATAGGCTTTAAAGTGAGACTCTGTAAGCATTTGAATGACTGACAAGAGATTATCTTGCAAGTCGTCTGAAATTCCTAACAGAGTCTTGACTTGCTCGATAATTGACATGTCACTACTCCTTTAATGCTTCAATTAAAGCTTCTTTATTGAGAGTTGAATAACCCTCAATGCCTTTTTCTTTCGCCATCGCTTTCAGTTCGGTGAGTGTCTTTTCAGACAAATCAACGACTTCTTTTTTAGCATAATGGCGACGTAGTAGACCTACTCCCATTATGCATTTCCTCCAAATTTAACAACCTTTGTAGGGTCATACAAGTAAACACCATAGTGTTCATCACCAGTGATGACTGTTGTTTTCTTCAAAATGTCACGGTCTGTTTCAATTGCCACGTCACGTTTAAGAACGATAACGAATGCACCGTATTTAGCTACATCTTCTGTATCTGTTGAATCAGCAGACACTTTAATAAGAAATCCTTTGCCTTTTTCAACTTTTTTAGAACGCACGATTTGAACGCCGTGAGTTTCACCAAAAGTACCAGAAACAACAATGTTAGCACCGATTTCTGAACCAGAAATCCATTGTTTAACAGTATCAGCACGCAAATCGATGGCATCTGCAGGGTTAACCAACGCTACATAGCGAGCATCTTCTTCGTCGTCAAAGACAGCAAGTGCTTTGTCAATTGCAGTTCCTGTTGTTGGCGCTTCATCAATATATTGTGTAGCTGTTTTAGCTTTCTCAATAAGGTCATTATCAATCTTGTTAGCAATCGCTAAACTGATTTGATGTGTTGCTTGACCGAGTGGGTCTCCGTAACCAGACAAGACAGCCTCATCGGTTAATTCAATACCTTTACCGGCTTTTTTAATCGTCATAGTAGACTTAGTTGTTGTTAGTTGGTCTGGTTCAATTGCAACACCTTCTGCAATGTCTTTGGCATCTCCAGAGTATTCCCATTTAGGAACTGTAATAGTTGTGCCTGGTTGTCCTACAAGCTCACGTTCAACATAAGCAAGTGGTGTAAATTTAATTAGCTTAGGAAGTTTAGCCGAAACCATATCAGCCATAACTTCTGGATTAATCATTTGTGCAAGTTGTGTTTGTGTCATATTATTTTATCCTTTCAATTGATGGTAAAGTTCTGGATTATTCTGCAACAATTCGTTGCGGTCTTTGTAACCCATTTTGTCAAATTGCTTTTTAGTAATCGCACCAGTTGTTGATTGTTCAACTTTTTTAGGTGTTTTACCTTTGAGCATTTCACTAACCTTCTTATCGGCTAGGTCATTCACCAAGCTAGAAAGAGCGTTAACAGCTTCTTGTGTTCCTTCTGCATCGTTTTTAACAACAAAGCTAAGAATGTCATCACTGGCTACAATTCCAGCTTCTGAAAGCATTTTAGAAGCTTCTTTCTCGAGTCCGTTACGATTAAGTTGAGCTTCTAGTTCAGCGATTCGGTCAGCCTGTTTTTGCGCTTCGTATTCTGCTTTTTGTTCAGCGTTCATTTTGCGCAATTTTTCGGCTTCGTCCATTTTTTCTTTGTACTCTCGTTCAGCAGAACGCTTCGCCTTTGCTTTTTCTTTTTGGACAATATCGTCAAGCTCGGCTTGGGTGAATGTTTTTTCAGTAGTTTCAGTTTCTTCTTGAGTGCTAGCTTGCTCATTTTCTTCTTCAACTACTGATGTTTCTTTAATATCTTCTTCCATAACTGGAGACCTCCTTTTTAAGTCCAGAGTGGACTAATGACCTTGCACCTTTTAACGCCTTAAGCAAGTTTTGGGCAAAAAGAAAAGCCGTATCGCTACGACTATTGGTCTTTGAAATTGTATGGCTGAGGTTCTTTCTCATACTTAAAACTATTTGCAGCTACTGTCATAGTTACTAATGCAAGAGAACCATCGTATTTCACAGAGACTGAATCTTCAAGAACGTATGGTATTTTAGTTCCATTGATATACACTCCGTGCTCTGTTTCTATAATTTTAGATGAGGAATATTTTTGATTTTCTTGTTTATATTGAATAGATTTGGTGTATTCTCCATCGAAATGACCTAAAATCCCTCCACTCTTTAAATATTCTATATCGTCGTCTGTAAGATATGTATCACCATGACCCCAACCAAGATTTGCGATTTCTTTGGTTGTATCAAATCTTTCCCATCTTTCCCAATTTTCCATTTCTAATCTCCTGTATGTGTTTCAAATTCGATTTCAAAGTTATTTAGTGTTTCAAGCGCTTCGTTAAAAGCATTTGCTTTTTGTGCTACATCTTCAATCAATTTCATGAATTCGCTTTGATTGCTCCATGTAACATTTATTTCGCTTAATTTAGCCATATTTTCTCCTTCCGCTTGTAAAAAAATGAGTGTTGATGTATAATTTAGGTAGATAGCGTAAGACCCTTCTAACGCCCATGAAGCAGTTTTGCTGTGGAGGCGGTGGGACGGTCTTACGCTTTTATTTTTTACTTGGTTTTAAGACGTTAACAAGTTCATCACCTTCTTTAAGAATGACAGTTTGTAGCCCACGACGGTCGATTATATATATGTGTTCTAATTGCTCCATTATCTCCTCTCGAGATAGTGGGGTTTTTGTAATATCAAGAATAATGTTCGGAGCTTGTTTTTTAGCTTTTCTCAAGTTCCCATCAACCACATTCTTTCCTGAACCTGTAATCTCTTTCAAATCAAAAGGAACACCATCTACAAGATAATCTGGAGTATGAACTTTTTTAGGAAAGTTGACCCTTGGTAAAATATCAACTTTTAATCCTGTTTTACTAGAAAGCCAACTTGCAACTTGATGCTCATAGTTCGAATGGTCTGAAACAACGTTGTGCCCATCAACAACGTAAGTCTTACCATTTTTAGTAACTTGATTGCTGATGTTGATATTCGGAATATGTTCTTTCCCGTCAATGTACTTATTGATGACATTATCCATGTGTGGATATACCGAATGCCAGCTATCTTGTATTAATTTCTCGTACTCGTCATCACTCATTGAGAAGTGAGCGGCAGTAGAACAATGACAATGTGGGTGCATTGGAGCAGCATTCTCTCCAGGTTTCATATCCTTGACTTTAAAAATCTTGCCATTCAAAGCCTTACAGATGGCACAAGCGCTTGGTTCTGCGATGTATTCATATTCATCATAGCCATTAGCAATTAAAGATTGTCTCTGCGCCTCTGTAGCAACTCTAGCCCCTTCCGTAACTGCTAAACGCTTAGCTTCACTAGCCGATACTCCAAATTCCTTTCTGATTTTAGCAATCATAGTAGTTGGATTTTTGCCCTTTAATAGATAATCCTCAGCCATATGAGCAACAATCTCCCTAAGAGCATCTTGCCTTTGCCAGATACGATTAGACCACGTTGCACCTTTAAAAGAAGTGTTGAGGACTGTCTGTACCGTCTGCGTTACTTGTTTCGCACTTAAAACAGATAGCCCTAAAAGTCCAGATTGATTTTCAATCTCTTTGACATATTCACCATTCAAGAAGCGCTCTGTCAACTTGTGTTCTGCATCACCTAACGCCACCATTTCGAGGTCTAACTGATATTGAAGTAATTCTAAACGATTTATCTTCATTTTGAGATTGTAGAGTGCTAATTCTGAATTGGCTTTGGCAGAGAAATCTTTTTCTGCTACATATTTCTTAGCTTTTTCTTCAAAAGCTCTAACATCCATTTCATCAACTCTAGCTTTAACTTCTGACAAAGATAGACCGTTCTTATCAGCATAACGTTGTTCAAAAGCTCTAATTTCCTTTTCTAGCTCTTTGAAATGATAGTCATATAATCTACTGATTTCATCACTTATAGTGGCGCTACGCTCCATTTTAGCGAGTTGTTCAGCTTCTATACGCTTCTTCCAGTAATCATTCACCATTAGCAATCACTTCCTGACTGTCAGATTTTAGGTCTTTATCAGTCATACGTTCGTTAAGAGCAATTTTCTTAGAAAGCAAGCTCGAACTTTCTTCCTCTTTTTCCATCTTTTCAAGTTCATCTTGTGGGTTATCCACAATAGATAACACAGATAGCTTGGTGGCATCTGAAACTTGTCCAGATAATTGAGCGACAATTTGCGCTTCTTCTAAAATATTTCGTGGCACATTTCTTGTGAATTGGTATTTAATACCAGTCCAGCCATCACTTGATACAGTAGCCATAGGTACATTGAAAACAATCTCGTACAAACGATTTAAAGCTGATTGCATTTTGCGGTCTTTCATCTTTGCAAGATTGTCCATGGCTTGCAATTTAAATGCAAGAGCAGTACCAGAAGCATTACCAAAATCTTCTTCTGACAAGTTAGCTACCATTGAAACAGCAAAGATTGACTCTTTCAACAATGCAATTAGGTTTTCTTGGGTAGTATCCGAACTTGGTTTCTCTAGAAATGCAACATCTGGCGTAGTTCCGTCAGAGCTATTATTTTTCCACAGGTTGAAAATACGACTTTCTTTAATCTGCTCTGCCATGCCGTCTTTTAACTCGACACCCACAATTTTCAAATAAGCATCAGCGAAATAATCAACATCATTTGCTTTTTCACTTGCAGCCTTATTAAGAGCGTTGATAAGCGTTTTAACGCTATCAAAAACACCTTGACGTTCCTCGTTTTCAATTAATTCAATCACTGGTAATTTGCCATAAATATGTGAATCGCATTCACCAAACAAGACACTACCGCCTTTTTCAACAGAAATGTCAATCACTTCTTTGTCGGTAATCACTTGACCGTAGCCTGTAACTTCTCCTTTGTTAAAAGCGTATCTGACCGCAAATAAGGGCTTCTCTTCGATTGTGTTATCATGAACGATAAACATATTGATTGGACTATTATAAGTCGTTCTAGTGTTTCCTAACTCATCTTGATAAACATACAAGAAAGCATGACCGAAAATATCTGACATCTTAGCTAACTCGAATTCAGTATCTTCCATATCATTTAGTTTGCGGAAATCGTTAATGAATTCTGTAACCTCTTCATTGTCGTGTGTGACCTTGATTGGCACACCGATTTGGTAACCGCTAAATGTATCAACAATGTATTTAGCATAGTTAATCACCAAACGATTATCTGGTTTCCACGGTTCTTTGCGCTTTTGACGTAAGATTTTGTGTTGAGACATATACATGTTTTCGTTATCGATGTAACCTCTAAGCAATTGCGATTGATGAAGAGCGACAGCTTCTGACACCAAATCTTCTGTCACTTCTTTGACTGATGTTGTGAATAGTTTCCGTTTATTTAAATTAACTTGTGACACTAGAAACCTCCCTTAAATACTTTAATTTTGTTACCTGTACCAGTAACTTTTGAATAAATTGCATATCGTAATGCATCCAGAACGTCATCATATTCTTTCAATGGCTCATCTTTGGTGCTATTTGGCTTCCATTTATACTGATAGATTTCATCAAAAAAGCGAGGTATAACACCACGCTTGATAAATAATTTTCTTTCTTTAAATAACTTTGCAATTGTTTCGATACCAGCCACGACAGACTTATTAGCATTAACTGTTGATATATCTTCATCATTAAATCTATCAACGTGTTCTGGTCGTGCAGAATCAGCCCAAAAAGTAATGTCTCCATATTTTCTTTGAAACTCTTTAGCACGACTAACCCACCAATCAATGACTTTGTATTTCTCGGCTATACCATCTACAAGATAATAATTGCCTTGATTGTCCTCTCCAATGATAACAATAGAGCCGAAGTGGTCGTATCCCCAGTCAACTCCTGCAAAGTAATTCACTATGTCAGGCAATGTATCCACTTCATTGATTTTAGGGTCATAATCTGAATAGATAGCGCCCTCTGCAACAGTCCACAAACCTAAGATGTCTCTATCATAGAATTTGCCTTGAGGTGTTGCTGCTTTAATTGATTCTCGATAGCGTTCAGACAAGAATGTATTATCATCTAACTGAAAACTAAAATCGATAATTCCGTCTTTATTCTTTCCAATATAATCTGTTTTCAACCAATGATTTGGGTTGTCTGGGTTGCTATCCCACACTATCCTAGCACCTTCACCAGAACAGCGAGAAATGATTTCTTTAAAGACAATCTCATTAGCAAGCGAAGCTTCATTGACGTAAGCGCCAAACGAAGTAAACCCACGAGCACGCTTTAAGCCAGAAATAGAACCAGTATAAACTTGCACGACCTTAACACCACAAAATGTAAATGAACCATGCTTGTCGTATTTTGGCTCAAAGCCATACTTGTTGTATAGCTCTTGCAAGATGTTGTTTTGAATAGACGTGCTAGAAGTACCTGCCAAAATATACATTGGTTCATCAATGCTAAGTTTATCAGCAATTTTACGAACTCGTTTTAATTCAGAGACAAATGTATCATTATTGACTGCTGTTTTGCCAGCACGTTTAGCACCGTGTAAACCACAAATAAACCAATCGTGTGTCCAAATATACTTCAAAACCGCTAATTGTTTTGGAGTGTATAGACTACTTAAATCAACTGTCATCTACTACAAGCTCCTTAACCTTTTCAAGGAAACCAGCGATTTTCTCATCTTGCCCCTCTGAACCACCAACCTGTGATTGTAGTTTTTCAATCTCAAGTTTAAGCTTTTGAAGTTCGAGTTTAGTTGGATAGCGTTTCATAAGCTCGCTACCAGCTTTAATGACCTCTGCAATTGACGGTTTCTTTTCGATTGTTACGAATTCGCCAGTTATTTGATTAAGTTCTGTTACTTCCTCTGTCAGCTCTTGTCTCAAAATACTTGTGAACACTTGCAACACCTCGTCAGCAGTTGCAATCTTATGTTTTTCAATTTCGGCTATCCGTTTATTGATATAAGTTTTTATTCCAACATTTTCCAACAATTTATGAGATTGTGCTTTGGCGTAATTCTCGCTGTAACCAGCTTTGGTTGCTGATTCCATAGCATTCCCAGAGATGATGTACTCATCTGCAAATCGTCTCTGTCTTTCATTTAGTTTTGTGATTTTCCATCACCTCCAGACTAAAATAAAAGAGCAAGACACCCATGCGCCTTACCCTTAATTCTTGATACTACCATTCTAACAGATTTTTAGGACCGTGCAGTCCCAAAAAGTCCCACAAAATACTTATGAAATCAAATAACTTCTTCTAAAGCTGATACAGCATCATTTTTGAGTCTGTAATACGTTGTGCGACTCATTTTCAAGTCGTAACAAACGCTATCAGCTGTGCCTTTATTAATATACGTCATTCTCAACACTGCTCTATGTTTTGGATTTTTGAGCTTATTGATAAGTCTGCCAAGTTCAAGTTTTCTATTGATAACTTCATTAGTATCTTGTTCAATCGCTTCTTTCATGATGACAAGCTGAGTGTACACGTCGTCAACTCTTTTAGCTTGACCGCCTTTTGTTTTCTCTGTTTTCCACTTTGGACTTGAAAGCAAGCCTGCTTCAAGCTCATTGATTTCATCTATTCGACTTTGAATGTCCATATCAAGATTTTGTAATTCATTTAACAACTCTTTAGCTCTGCTCACTTTCAATCCTCCGATATGATATAATAGTTATAGCATTTTAAATCATATCGAGCTTGCGTGAGCAGGTTCTTTTTTTATTAAAAAATTGAATTTTATCCTTTCGCTTACCTCTCAAAAAATTCCAGAAACTCTTCATAGCTATTCAAAACTTTATAACAACAATCACGCACGTAAACTTCACAGCCTTTATATTCCACCAAATTGCATGTTTCTTCGTCAAAGACTTCAAATGTATCTTCTGCTATTGATATAATTTCATTTGCGTTTAATATCAGTTTGAATTCCTCAAGTTTATCTACATCATACCCTGTTATTTGACTTATCCATTTAACATCACTCACTTTTAAACCTCCTCAACTGTCAACACAAATCTGTAAAAGCCTTTCTTACCACTTAACCCGCCATACCTAAAAGACATTGAACGAATAACTTTATAATTATCATCTACCCAAATGCCAGCATCCGTCATGCCATCAATAATAGCTTTTATTGTTGGATAAAGGTTTGGCGGGTCTAATCTTGATCTTGTCGGACTGTACACTGTGATGCTTACTCTACACGGATTTTTTGAACCAAACGGCTTCGCTTGCTTATCTTTTTCAGCTGACACGCAATAATTTGCTAGCCCTCTAATTCGTTTAGTCATCTTCGCTTTTTCTTGCGGGTGCCACCTATCATTGCTGTTGATAACCATGTTTTGTTTTTTTGACCTGGTGTTTCTAGGCAACATGAACTCAAATTCCATATTACACCTCGTTTATCTCACCGATAACATCAATTTTGACTTGAGTTACACCTTTAAAATAATCAGCGTTATCTTCTTGATTTACAAAAATAGCCAAATTCTCCAATAGTTGCTTTAAGTCAGTTGCCATAAAATTAAAACTTTTAATAGAATGCTTACTAGCTGTTTTTACTTGAAATATTTTTCTTTTGGGATATTCAACAACTTCATTCATTCTGTTTTCTCTTTCCTCATCTTCCAACTCAACTAACGCATTGCCACAAATGTCACAAACCATAACACCAGGCTTTTCTTCCCACAGCTCTAAATCCGCCACATTTCTCCACTCATAACAATCTGTACAGAACGCTCTTTTAATTTTCATCTTTTCACCTCTACGATTTCAACTCTTATTATATCCTCGTCGCTAGTTAAGCCACTTCTGCTAGCTCTTTTTAAGGCTTCTTGAAAGTTGTTAGCTTCAACTATATAAGTCCAAGGCCAGTAGTCTTCTTCAAAAATAAGGGAAACTTTGTATTTTTTCATTCCTCTCCCTCTCTATAATCTAACCACGGCTCAATAAGACTGCGCTTCCCGCATTTTGAGCATTCAAGGTGATATTTAATACTAAAACTAAATATCGAATTCTCCTCTTTCTTTACATAATCGTGTCTGCAAAAGAATTGTTTCAAATTCTGCCTAAGCTGTTTCTTTTGTTCGTTGAACTTATAAACAATCATTTTAAGAGTATCGAACATTATTACACCTCATCACTATTCGTTTAGTTCAGCTAGTGTATTCCACACGCCATCTGCAAGACAACTAACTTCTTTAACCTCATTGATTTGCTTTGGTGTTTCTTTATATTCCCACCATTCACTACCGTCATATTCGTGACGTTCAAGCCACCAATCATCACCAACGATAACTAAATCTTCAGCTACTTTAGCAGTGCCAAAACCTGAATAATATTCAGACTTCTTTGCGACTTGCTCAAAATTTTCTTTTGTAATTGCAAAATCTGAACCTTGAATATATTTGACATCTTTAAATGTTTTTCCGTAAGTTGCTAATTCTCTTAATGTTTCTTCCCATAAATTAGTCATTTTCTACCACCTCTCTATACGTCTTTTCAAAAATTTCTTTCTTGCATACATAGCATTCGCCCGTCTGATTCTTAATTAAATAGTCACCATCTTCAAAAATCATAGTACCTTCCAATCCCCCACGGCTCTGGATTTTCGTAAATTCTCGCCTTAACAGTCGACCAATCACATTCAAAGTAAGAAGCAATCCAATTTATTGTTTTGCCGTCAGAGAGCAGTTCTCTAAGTTTATCCTTAGGAATATCCACACGTTTTTTCATTTTCATTCCTTTACGTCTTTTATTTGCTAAAGCAATTTTTTCTCTGTGAGAATCTGAAAATATTCTTCCTTTGTTGTGGCTACTGTTATGAGCAGAGTTTAAAATAAGTGATAAATTTTCTTTTCGTGCATCAAGTTTATTTTCGTTCAAATGGTGAACGCTATATTCAAATGGCAATTTTGTGTTTAACCAATACTGCATCAACAATCTGTGAATATGTATTTTTTGATTGTGTATAGACACTGCTGGATAATTTCCATACAAATAAATTTTCTTAACGGATGAAGTAGGCTTTGATTGATACCAAAGAATTGCTTGCTCTAACTCATTTAAGTCAACAATACAATTGCATTCATTTATGAATTCAATACGCTTTTGAAAATTAACTATCAAGTAATTCACCATCCTCCCAAATGTTGCCAACAATTGCACAAATAGACCTGCTACTTTGAAGATCAGCAACTTCACTTAATTCAGCAGTTTCGTATATAAAGTCTACAAACCAACCAGCCAACACATCGTCCCAATACACTTTCGCTAACTCAGCGTCATACGTTAGTAAAACATCCCCCTCAAAGACTTCTTTTCCATTCTCATCAACCAAACCTGTTGATTGCATAGGCTCGCTAATATATCCAGTATCAGCGTCATTTTTTAAAATACAAAACAAATCTGACAAGTCCTCGTAATCGCTTGTTGTTATCATCATGCACTCAACTTTATCATATACTCTAAATTTTGGTATTGTCATTTTAAAATCCCTCTCAACTAATAATAAGTTCGTATTGTAGACTTGTAATCACAAAAAATGCAATAGTCTTGTTCAATCCATCCATGCTTTTCATCTTTAAAACTATCATCCTTAAAATCAACTGGTTTTAACTTGTGGATTCCTAGCAAACATCTTAATTTCATTCTTTCACCTCTTTAACTTCATAAGCTTCATTTCCCCAAATATGATATTTAACTAAATCATCTTCAATAAAGTGATATGCTTTTACTTTATTAGCTACATCATCAGGGATTTTATAATGACAAATTTCTTTATAGTCTTTATCATAGGATAGATATTCATTTGATATTTTTAGTTTAGCTGTATATCGTTTTTCTTTCTCAACTTCATAGCCGTAAATTAAAGCATTTACAAGTCTGTTTTTAGTCTGTTCACTATCTTCATCATTATCATCTCTATATGAAAGTTTGTATTTTTCTTCATGAACGTAAAATTCAAAATCATGACCCCAACCCTGACGCGTAATAATATACAAACAGTTAAGAAAACTTTTTGCTTTCTTTAATCGCCCCAACCACTCAGCTTCCTCTTCGTTTAATACCGCTTTTTCTGGCTCGTCAAGTTGACGGACAATAGCTAATGTATCGTCTATAGCTTCGTCATAAGCACCACCCCAAATTGTATCGTCACAATTAGTTCTTTCGTTTTCAATTGCTTCAATCACTTCTTGTTTATTCATTCTGTCACCTCTTTTATTTCAAAAGCTGGGTTATTCCAAAATTTAAATCTCTCGAGCTCATCTTCAGTGAACCACGATTTGACATCGTCATCATTTAAAGGCAATGAGCTTATTCCAAACTTGTTAACAGCCTTAAAAATTCCAATGTAAAATTTGCCAAAATCTTCGTTTGAGAATTTAACTGTATACAGTTTCTCTTTTTCAATTTCATAGCCGTAAAGCCAAGCTTTAGCAAACGTTTCTTGATTTCTTGCAGATTTTAACCAATAAATTGTTTCTGCAGATTGATTATTGACTTCCAAAACGTCAGGAGTCATAGCAAAAAATAAACTTATAGCCAAATTCTCTTTGCAAACCTCTAACCAGTCTGCAACAGATTGTGGAATAACTGCCTTTTTTGGTTCGTCAATTTGTTTTACTCTGTCATATGCACGCCTCATCGCTGTACGATAACCTCTTTGAAAATAATTGTTTTTCTGATGAGTTCTGATTTCTTCCGAAGCATAATTAAGTACATCTTGTTTATTCATCACCTTTTACTCCTTCTCTTAGAAAAGTTTCGTACATTGCCATTTCTTTAAGTTTATCGCCGAGAGCTTGGATTTCTACTAGCTCTCTATCAGTGTAGTTTTCCAAATTTTTAGTGACTTCAATAAGCGTTTTTCTTAGTTCTTCAATAGTCATAATTACCTCCCCAACTATCAGCGTAATAGATGATTGATTGATTTTCTTCAAGCAGCTTAATTTGTTCTTTAGCATCTTGCAAATCACTTTTTAATTGACTAATGGTTGCTTCGCTTTTTTGATGCTCGTAATACGCCCCATTCAAATACCCTAAAACTATCAGAGTACCAATCACAAACACTATTACGAATACTCCACTTATTCCTTTACACGCTTCTCTAATATCATCAAACATCTTTAACCTCCTAAAAACTCAAAGATAGCTGTTTATTGGCTTGTTAAATTTCTAAACGTAAGTTTGTTTGTGGCTGCCATTGTCGCCAATAATCGTAAGCACGTTCAATATCTTTCTTTTTCAACAAATCATAGCGTGGAATTTTGAACAACTCTTTAAAATCTCTGGCTGCTTGACAAAACACTTTCTGTCTCAATTTGCTATCATTATAAGCTGGCGCATCATATCCACCTAAACATTTAACGACTGCTTTGTTACGTACTTTGGTTAAATCTTGGTTAATCGCTGGATTGACTGGTTGTTCTTCTTTCAAATAAACAATGTCATCACGCATAACAGCTTGTTCTTGTTTGATTTCTTTTTGCGTTTGAAACAATTGGATAAACGCATCTTCTGTGCTGACCGCTGTTTGTGTTGGTGCTACATAGCTACCGTATTTTCTAATAGTTGGAAGCACCTCACTTGTCACCCAGCGTCTGAACGCTTTAGCTTTTTTCATCTTGCTTTCAATTACAAGCGAATACAGACCAGACTCATTAATAATAATGGGTCTTTGTTTTCTTCCGATGGCGTCACGAATTGTTACCTCACCCGTTTTGTCCTCATCGTCTACATGGTCTCTGATAGCTTTTCTTGAGTTAGTGTAGCCTAAAACCTCCGCTACATCTTTTCCGACGAAATAAACCATACCGTCAATTTCAAGTGTACGAACTTGACCGAATTCCTCATTGTTAAATACTTGTACATTCATCATTTGTTTTCTCCTCAAAATGTTTTATTACTGTTTTAAAAATGTCTAGCAAAAGCTTCTGTGGAATGTTCGAACGCTCATTATAAGATTTTGAAAAATACTTCCATTCAATCTCCTGTTTAATAATGTCGTTTTTTAAATTCAAGTTGATATTGCTAGCAAACTTTGTAGGTTTCTGTAGCGGATAATCGTAATTGTTGTATCTTGTCATATTGAGATAAGGCAATTTAAATCCCATGACATCCTCAATATACTTCCAAATCCGACCGCTCGCTGGGTTCTCAATGATAAAGTAAGATGGTTCATAACGTTTGATGATTTCAATAGTATTAAATACTGTTAATTCACCATTCACACGCTTCATGAATTGACGATTATAACGATAATTGATATATGCCTGTTCATAGTCTGAACGATTGCGAATAGTGAACATGCTAGCTTCACGCTGTGGAGCGAATAAGCTATCCATTGAAAAATCTTCTTGTTTCCAACAAGCATTACCTTCCGCCATTGCGCTAGCGTTAGACCAGCTTTCACAAGGTGGACTCGCTATGATTAAATCTGGTTTTGGGAGTTTATCCAACGTATCAAATAACGTGTTATCACCAAACAGACGTTTGTAATCTGCTAAATCTAACTCAATGAAATGGCTATTTTTATGTTCGATATCAATGCCGATTGGATAAACATCAATATTTGCTTCTTTCGCTTCATTTAGCGTTTTAATCGCTTTAGTGTATGAGCCGTTACCACTATCAAAGAGAGCCCAGACAATCATTTTTTTCAATCGCTTTCTTCCTCCTTGAATGCATCTTCAAACGCTCTGTTAATAGCTCTTAATTTAAACGGTTCATATGCTTTAAAATAATTACCGTGTTCATCCAATTCACCTCTGACACCAGTCGCATATCGCAAAAATACAAGTTGCTTGCACGACGGACAATATACACGGCTTGAAATCGTGATAGGAACTTTTAAAATCTGGCAAAAGCCACAGTACGGACACATTAAATCTACTTTGACTTGTCTCATATCACACCTCTAAAACGGTAAGTCGTCTTCATCAATCATTGCTGGATTGCCATTGTGGCTAAAATCTGGATTGGTTTGTGTTGTTTGACCTTGGAAAAAGCTTGTTTGTTGTCCTTGATTTTGCCCAAAATTACCGTTGTTTTGATTTTGATAACCATTATTTGGATTTTGCGGTTGGTTCTGGAAATTTTGCGATTGTGAATTTTGAAAATTCCCTTGATTTTGGAAATTGCCTTGTTGCTGTGAGCGTTGATTATTTCCAAAATTGCCATTGTTACCGTTGTTTTGATTTTGAGCTGGTGCATAACCGTTAATAGCAGTTACGACAACCCGTGCATATTTTTGTCCCTCGTGCTCGCCTTGACGATAATAACCAGAAATCGTTACCAGGTTATCAGCGTTGTCGTATAAAACATGTCCAAGTTCACCATATGCAATCACTTTGATGTAGCCGTGCTTATATTTCCCGTCTTCGTCTTTACCATTCGCAAAACTCATGCTTGCTGTTGTATAGTCTTGCGTATGCTTATTGTACTCATTATTAAAATTGATATAACCTCTATTCGTCACTTCCATTTGCATCACCTTTTTTCTCTAAATTTAAATCTTTCACAAACAGCAATCCTAGTAGCATCCACCAAGCTGACTTAAAGTAGATGCTGATAAACACGCATGCTGCAACTGCTCCTAAATTATAGAGCGCCCACGCTAGCCAAATCATCAGACTTCTTCAACCTCCGTGATTTTCAATTCATGTACTCCAAAATTGCATAGTAACAACGAGTACAGCTCATTAAATTTGATAGCAGCTGCATATTGATTTTCAGCTTCAATCTCTGAACCAATATCTAAACGTGCGATTTTACCGCTAACATAATATTTTTTCATATGTTTACTCCTTAATGTCCTCTGACTTAACAAATACACCGTTCACCATTTGACCTGTGCGCCCTTTGATTTCATTCCAAGCGAATTCAAAACATTCAATCGTGCTAGTGTTTTCTTTAATTGCAACAGCATCTAAAAAGTCAGCCAAATGTACAATACTGCGTTCGATTATCATTTTTTGAAATTTTGCTTCATTTTCTCCACCATTAATCGTCAATACACTAGCAATACGTCCGATTTCCGCCGTACCTAGCAACAGCAATTTGTCAATAGAAGCACCAAACAACCCTATTTCTTCTGGTCGCTCTTTGTAAAGGTTTGCGTTGACTAGTTCATTAATATCATTTAAATTCATTTGTTGACCTAAAATAATTAACACAACTAACACATCACCAATACTATCTTTAAGCTGTTCTGGATTACTTTTAGCTTTTGCTTGGTTAAGTTCTCCCCACTCTTCGCTTAATTTTTGCATCTGTTTAATTGGTTCAGCTTTATCTAATCCTTTAGCAATAGACCACGCTTTGACATTTTCAACTAATTCATTAAATTCCATTATTTCTTTACCTCATTTACTCAATCATGTTTGGTTGTTCATACTTGATGCCGTTCATTTCCAAGAAATCTTTGAACATTTTGGCTTGTTTGACACCACCAGGGAACGTCAAACGCAACTCAAACGTTACAAGCTCGTTATTCTCAAATTCTGCCCCATTTTCGGCTTCGTTTTGTGTTTCAGGTATAATTACATCACTTTCCAAAACTTCGCCAGTTTCAGCGTTATATGCCTTAATTTGAGCGTTAGCATTTTCTTGCGCTAAACGTTCAATCTCTGCTTTGCGTTCAGCTTCCGCTTTCGCTCGTGCTTCTTCCTGCTCTTTACGCAAGATAGCAGCATCTTTGTGGGCTTTCATGACTTTAAGAACATCAACAAGTGTCTTACCATCTTCGAGCGCTCTGATGTACATTTCTGGTAACAAGCCATATTCTTTCGCTTGTTCTTCAATGGTCTCTTTGCTTGCTTTAAACTCTTCAACAGCTTTAAATTCAGCTAAGACCAGATTGTCAATTTCATCAATTGTTGATTGTTTAAGTTCAAACTTGCCAGCTTTAAAGTATTTCTTCAAGCTGTAATCGTTGTAGCTTGTTTCAAATGTTGACTTATCCAATTCTGCTAGCTCGCACTTTTCTTCAAAAGTAGCACGTACGACGTCGACTCTTAGTAGTCGTTCTTGTTCGTCAACTGCGTTGAGACCTGCTGTAATGCTCTCAATCACTTCGTCAATCGGTTTGACAATCTTGTCATACTGTTTCTTGAATTCTTTGTAAGGCTCGCTAATAACTGCGTTAATTTCTTTGCGACGTGCTTCAAGTGCTTGTTTTAACTTATTCAAGCGTGTACGTTCTTCATAATCAGTTTTATAAGTACTCGCTGTCACTTTGTAATTTGAGTATTGAGCAACAATTGCGTTTAATTGCTTTTCAATACTTTCATAATCAACGTCAATTTTAGCTGGTGTGAAATCAACGTTGATTTCAGTTAGTGTGTTATTTGTTACATCTTTCATTGCTTAGCTCCTATAAGTCGTTAAAATTAGTTTGATTTTGCTGTGGCATTAGTGACTTGATATAGTTCACTACTTCGTTAAAGAATTCGCTAGGTACAGCGTGGAAATCGTTAATATTGTAGTTTTGCATGATGCCATTCGCTACGTAATTAGGGTCTTGATTAGTCATCTGTGCAAGTTGATTGATGCCATTGTAGATTTGTTGAACCTGCGCGTCGTTGATAAATTGCGTTTGTTGTCCCTGTTCGTCTTGCACTGGATACTCATCAACATCTTTTTCACCAATCGCAAACAAACCTTGCAAAGCATACTTACCAGCATATGAGCTAACAGCGCCCGTCCATTGTGGGTCTTGCATCTGTTTAATTTGACCTTTTTTAGTATTAAAAACTGGTACTGAACTTAATTCAGCATACGCTGTCGTTTTGTGCTGTTCATCGCCTTTAACAGCTTTTGCTGTTGCTTTAACGAATAACCGTCCTGCAACTTCTGTTAAATCATACTTAACAGTGACATACCAATCAGTTTTTAGTTCTTTAAAAGCAGTGTATATGTCTTCAGCATTACGAAAAGCATATTTAACATCTTGTGTTTTCTTTTTCGCCAATTGCATACGTTGTTGTAATTCTGGAAATGTTAAATTTTCCATTTCTCGTCCTCCAACTGTTCATCTTTCCAACGGTCGTAAGCTTCATCTTCGTCACCTTGAAATACTTCCTCATGGTCTTCGTATGAGCTTAACCAATCATCGTAATCAAAATCGCCGAATAATCCATATTGCATTAATAGACCTCTCTAGCTTCTAGCAAGTAATAGCAAGTTTTAGCGCCGTAATCAATGCGAATGCTGTCAGCGCTCCTTGATTGGCGAAGTCTAGGTTCATGAATTGCTGAATTGATAGCAATATCCCACTTCATTGCTTCGACTGCTTCCTGACCGCTGTCATAAAAACCAAGATGAAACTTATAACCATTGATGACATGTAACAATTCAATTTTCATGTTTAGTCCTCGCTTATAACGTAAATGCTTGCTTAAATACTTGTTTTGGGTCTGCACCATCTAGCACATCCTCAATAACATGCGATAGCAAATGCATTGTTCCTAACGAGGCTTTAGTTGCACCATCTATCGAAAGGATGCCTATTTCACTTAGACCTAAACTAAATTCTGAAAAGTTATGCATTTCCTCTTTTAGTGTTTCGATGCGGTCAATTGTCGCTTGTTGCTCTAGTAATGTTTCTTTTACGTTCATAGTTAGTCCTCCATTAGTGATTTTTTGAGTTCGTCAAGCTTCGCTTGTTCTTCTGCTGTTGCTTCGTGTTTGTAATCAGCTTCTACCCATTCAGGCACATTGCTTTTGGGGAGTTGCTGATTAGAATAAGTACGTTGCGCTTTTTTGACATCAAAATTGCGTTGTTCTTCGTCTTGTTGAACAATTGTTTTGATACCGTTTTGAGCCCAATTTTTAAGAATTGAATTGACATAGCCAAAATTTCTTTTAGAATTGTCAGCTGCTCTATCAATTGCTCGTTTAACCAATTCAAGAGACAAGTTATCTATGTAGATATAATCGTTTAGCTTTTGCGATTGATAACCATCTAAAACACCAATTCTAGATTGATAGTATTCAAAAATATTGAATTCAGATTTTTCATCAGCAGCAGTTTGTTTTTTATCTACTTCTGACTTTATATCTATATTTATATCTTTCTTTATTTCTATCTCTTTCTCTATATCTCCGTTACGCTTTGTTACATCATTGTTACTTTGTAACGCTTTTTGCTCACGATGCTTCCTTACTCGTCTAGCACTAGCGGTTTCAGAACCTATCATTTCCGGTACTTGTTCAAGAAAAAACTCATAATCGCTATGTCTAGTAAGTAGTCCTTTTTTACTCAAGAACATCAATGTCATTCTGACAGCTTCTGTATCCTCATCAATCAGTAGTGCCATTTCTTCTGCTAAGTCTTGAGCTAATTCTTCAAAATAGATTTTGCCGCTATCCTCAAGACTAATAAGCATTAATTTTAAGTAGATGATTGTGTAGGTGTCACCACCAGGCATTTTACGTAATAGTTTCATTTCTTTTGATTTAAAAAAATCTTGGGCTAGCTGTATCCAATAATATCGTCTGTTGGTTTTCGCCACCTAATCACCCTCTTCTTCTTTTGCGCCCCAGCACCCGTGCCAGCCATCTGTGTCAAAGCCGATTAGCATAATTTCGTCTATGTCAAAGTATTTATTTTCCATTTGCGAGCTCCTCGAATTCTAATATCATTTTCTGCGTTTGCACTATCAGCTCTGCCGCTTCAAAACCTGCCCAGAAAGCTTCTTTGTCCGTTTTTTCAAGCAACGAAACATACGTTGTGTGCATTTTATTAATAAGGTCGTTTAAAGTGTCGATTCTGATTTGCTTTTCAAAATCGTTGTCATATCCTAGAAAATATCCAACGCTAACGCCGAAGAAATCAGCTAATTTTTTTGCCTTACCTGGTCTAATTTGGCTTTCGCCACTTTCCCATTTTTGATAACCTCTTCTGGTTATCTGCATATAATCCGCTAACTCTTGTTGAGTTAGCTTTTTTGCTTGTCGTAGTTCTTTCAATCTATTCATGATTAGTGCTCCACTTCTGACTATTCAAACGTGCTTTCTCTGTGAATACAGCTTGTTTATAAGCTTCGCTTTTATAAAAACGTACATCTTCATTACGTCGTTTAAGTAGCGTTAACGTGAACACTTCTGTAATCGCTAAAACTGCTACTGTAATAGTTAAATATGTCATGCTGTTTGCTCCTTTGCTTCTTCGTTAATTTTGATAAAAAAATCATAAATCGGGTTATCTTCTGGAACAATGTAGCCTGTGAGGTCGTCTAGTTCCTCACCATTTTTCATTACATTCACTACTGTGTAATGCTCTTTAACCATAAATTTTCCTTTCTTGCTTGCGCTAAGACATTTAATGTATCTGTAGTTGTTAAACCAACTAAACTTGTAATCAATACATCGCTTAGTTGATAATACTTACGTTGCCAATTGTTGATTAGCAATTGTTGTGTACTGTTAAGTTCGTTCATTTTGTGTTATAATTTAATTAGTTTTATTTGTTAAGTGCACTTTTGGTCTGTCAACCAAAGGTGCTTTTTTGCTCTCGATTTGCTACAGATAACGCTCTAAACGTTCTGTAACAGCTTTTAAATCAAAGTCGTCCAGTTTAAGCTGGTCGGCTTTTTCACTAAACCTTGCATTGATAGCAGTTTCTAAATCAGCCCATTGTCTTTTGGTAAATTTCTTGCGAAACTCAAGAAATTGTTTGATAGTTTCCTTTGTTAAATTTGTCTCTTCTCCATTGAGTTTTTTGAATTTTAATAGCGGTGGATAATACGAATTCGCAATTTCCGAAGAATTAATATAAATAGTTTTTTGTTCTAACTTTTTGTTAGTTTTTTTCTTTCCGCTATACGGATAATGTTTTGGTTTCATGTTTTACTCCTTTAAGGTAATAACTGGAAGAAAGTCTAATCTTTATCTGCGTACAATCGTTCAATAGTTGTGCGTTTTTTTGATAAACAAAAGCACTTCCCAAAAATATTAACTTGAATCCACGCTTCAGCGTAATCTTTACCATTGCTGGCATAATGGGTGATGTAATGATGTATCATTTTATGTTCGCTCCTTTATTACGTTTATTATTCCCTCTCATGCTATAATGAAAATATCATCACGGAAAGGAGGAATGCGTCATGGACGATTATCAACTAGAAGCTTCTGTGAAAGCTCTAATTGCTGAATATGAACACACAATATCTTTAGGGAAATCAACCTTTAGTGTTCACAACAGCTTTTTTGAGGGCTTGGATAAAGACGCCCACTTAAACGCATTTTTATCGCAATGTCCCGTAAGGATAATTTCTCAGGATTGTCAGACAACCACGTTTGAAGTACGTTGAAATTGTTTAACGGAAACGCTCCTGACGAAATCAATTCATTAAATGTTACTACCACCCTTGTTCTACTAGATATATCTGAAACTTGAACGGCTTCCACTCCATAAACTAAGTTTCCATCTATGAACAAGACTGGTCTGTCAAACCTAGCTGTCAACAATACATCATGTTGTTCTAGGTCGATTTCGATATCTCCGATAATTTCGGGGATTTTTTCTACCATGATTGCTCCTTTCTAAGTTGCTGTTTAGTTATTCAAGAAACTTGAACAATGTATTTAAAAAAATATTCTGGAATGTCATCGATTTTTAAATCCAGCAAGTCAATGATTTTTTCCATTTCTTCATCTTTCCAACTAACTTTGTTGTTAAGTTTTAAGGACAACGAGCGTTCAGATAAGCCTAATGCTATAGCAAAATTATATTGAGTGCCATATTTTTCAACTATTCTACCTGAAAGTTTTGAAAAATCTTTAAT